AAAAACATGGTGTCTTACATGATTTAGCTATGCTTAATAAAGATATAGAAGAGTTTAAAAATAAACTAGAAGAAGAATATGGAGCGGTTAATATTAATTTAGAAGACGGATCTTATACAAAGATAGAGAAGGAAGAAGTAGTTGAAAATGTCTAATGTTATAAGAAAAATTAGTATAGGTTCTGATTATAAAAATGATGCAATGCATTATTCTGTTAGTCAAGAAGTTTATGGAGGTCACACTATTTGCGATATAATAGAAGAAGAAAATGAAGGAGGATATTCAATATATATAACTAAAAACGGTGAAGTTTTACCTTGGAAAAAATTCAACCGCAATATGGCTATAGCAATTGAATACGATTTACAATACTAATGAAAAGTTTATATCAATTTATTGTAAAGCCTAAAAATGAAAGATATGATAATATAAGAAAGTTTAATGATAAAGAGCTTATCATTAATACTAATATTGAAAATCATAATTTCGTTAGCAAAAAAGCAGAAGTAGTAGAAGTGCCTTTAGCTTATAAAACTAAAATAAATAAAGGTGATACGTTGTACATACACCACAACATATTTAGAAGGTGGTACGATATAAGAGGTAAAGAGCAAAATTCTACTACTTATTTTAAAGATGATTTGTACTTTTGCTGGCCAGAACAAATATATATGTATAACTTAAAAGCTCACTTGGACTATTGCTTTGTTAAACCTATTGAAAATAAAAATTACTTAAGTACACAAAAAGAACAATTACATTTTGGCGTATTAAAGTATTCTAACAAGTATTTAGAAAAACAAAGTATTAAACCAGGTGACTTAGTTGTATTTACACCTAACTGCGAGTTTGAATTTATAATAAATAACGAGCGGCTTTATTGTATGAAATCTAATCAAATAGCTTTAACTAATGAGTACGAAGGAGACGAGAAAGAATATAATCCAAGCTGGGCGTAAAGCTGTAGATGAGTTAATTAAAGTAGCTGAAGAAAAAATAATAACAGATACATCAGATGACTTAGCAGCTGATCGTTTAAAAAATGCAGCGGCTACTAAAAAGCTATGCATCATGGATGCGTTTGAAATATTACAACGTATTGAAGAAGAACAAAACATTTTAGACGGTAAAGACGTTAATAAAGAAACTAAGCAGTTTAAAGGTTTTGCAGAAGGGAGAAGTAGATGACTTATAAGCAGACACTTTGGAAAGAGATAACTAACTTAGTAAACGAAAAGTATTTAAAAAAACAAAATAGATACAAGAAGTGGAAGTATGGTTATAATGAAGAATACGATTTTGTAGTAATAAGTAAAAATGGAACAATTGGAAAGATCATCGAAATACAAAATCTCCGCATTGCTTTACCAGCAGCAGATGAACCGTATAAACGAAGCAAAAGAAAAGAGGAACAATATTGGGAAAGATTTGAATACCCAAAAGAATTACAAAGAATAAAAACTAGGTTTGACTGGGAAGAACATCCTTTAGATTTTAAAGAAAAATGGTATGAATATATCGATGAAGAATTTAAACGAAGAGAAGAAGGTTTTAGTTTTTATAATAATGGCAAGCCTGTATATATTACTGGCACTCATTATATGTACTTGCAGTGGTCAAAGATCGACGTTGGAGCGCCAGACTATAGAGAAGCAAATAGATTATTCTTTATATTCTGGGAAGCCTGTAAAGCAGATAACAGATGTTACGGAATGTGTTATCTTAAAAACAGACGAAGTGGATTCAGCTTTATGTCAAGCGCGGAGCTTGTTAATCAAGCTACAATATCTTCCGACTCTAGATTCGGTATATTATCCAAGTCTGGTGCCGATGCCAAGAAGATGTTCACAGATAAGGTTGTCCCCATATCAGTTAACTACCCGTTCTTTTTTAAACCCATTCAAGACGGTATGGACAGGCCAAAGACTGAACTGGCTTATAGAGTTCCTGCCGCAAAGCTTACTCGTAGAAAGCTCCAAGAAAATATTAAAGAACTAGAGTTACAAGGATTAGACACAACTATTGATTGGAAAAATACAGGTGACAACTCTTACGATGGTGAAAAGCTAAAGCTGTTAGCACATGATGAAAGTGGTAAATGGGAAAGACCTGATAATATATTAAACAACTGGAGAGTTACTAAAACTACACTACGTTTAGGGTCAAGAATAGTAGGTAAGTGTATGATGGGATCAACTTCAAATTCATTAGATAAAGGTGGAGAAAATTTTAAAAAACTATATTACAATTCAGACGTTACAAAACGAAATAGAAACGGACAAACATCTTCTGGGCTCTATAGTTTGTTCATACCTATGGAGTGGAACTACGAAGGATTCATGGATACTTATGGATCACCTGTCTTTATTAGAGAAAAAAGTCCAGTCAAAGGAGCAGACGGTTTTGAAATTACAACAGGAGTTATTGAGCATTGGGAAAACGAAGTAGAAGGATTAAAACACGATCAAGATAGTTTAAACGAATATTACAGACAGTTTCCTCGTACTGAGCAACATGCGTTTAGAGATGAAACTAAAAATAGTTTATTTAACTTAACTAAAATATACGAGCAAATAGACTATAACGAAGAATTAAATAATTTAGCTAATATAACTAGAGGAAATTTTGCATGGCAAAATGGAATAAAAGATAGTTTAGTAAAGTTTAATCCAAGTAAAGATGGTAGATTTTTAATTTCTTGGATACCTGAATTAAACATGCAAAATAAGTTTATTATTAAAAATGGTTTTAAATACCCAGCTAATGATCACATTGGGGCTTTTGGTTGTGACTCATACGACATATCAGGTACTGTAGACGGCAAAGGATCTAACGGAGCTTTACATGGATTAACAAAGTTTTCTATGGAAAATGCTCCAGCTAATTTATTTTTTTTAGAGTATATATCTAGACCTCAAACAGCTGAAATATTTTTTGAAGATGTTTTAATGTCTTTGTTTTTCTATGGTATGCCAATACTTGCTGAAAACAATAAGCCAAGATTACTTTATTATTTAAAAAGAAGAGGGTATAGAGGTTATTCTATTAATAGACCTGACAAAATTTGGAATAAACTTTCAGCTACTGAAAAAGAAATAGGTGGTATACCTAACACAAGTGAAGATGTTAAGCAAGCTCACGCAGCTGCTATAGAAAGTTATATAGAGGAACATGTAGGTAAAAAAGAAAATGGTTATGGTAATATGTATTTCCAAAAAACATTAGAAGACTGGGCTCAGTTTAATATAAACAATAGAACAAAGCATGATGCTTCAATAAGCTCTGGTCTAGCTATAATGGCTTGCAATAAAAATAGATACACACCTGTTGCTAAAAAACAAATTAAATCAATAAACTTAGGTATTAAAAAATACGACAATACAGGTTATATTTCAAAAATAATATAAATGATAGCAAACGCAAATTATAATAGTTCTTTTCCAGATCAGGTAGTACCTGATGTAGAAAAAGCTTCTTTAGAATACGGGTTAAGAGTTGGTCAAGCTATAGAGTATGAGTGGTTTAGAAACGATAGAGGTTGGTACGACAGGTTTAATACTAATTATAATAATTTTCATAGACTAAGGCTATACGCTAGAGGAGAGCAGTCTATACAAAAATACAAAGATGAACTATCTATAAATGGTGATTTATCTTATTTAAACTTAGACTGGAAACCTGTTCCTGTTATACCTAAGTTTGTGGATATACTAGTAAACGGTTTGTCACAAAGGCATTATGAGATAAACGCGTATGCTCAAGATCCTGAGTCAAATAAAAAAAGAACACAGTACGCTTTAAATATACTAACAGATATATACGCTGCACAATATATAGAAACAGTAAAGAATAGTATAGGTATTGATTTAAGTAAAGCACCTAAGAATAAAGATATTCCTAAAAATCCTAAAGATCTAGAGGTTCACATGCAACTAGATTATAAACAGTCTGTTGAAATAGCAGAAGAAGAAGCTATTAACTTTGTGTTAGATAATAATAAATATGATTTAATAAGAAGAAGGGTAAATTATGATCTTTGTGTGTTAGGAATAGGAGCTACAAAAACAACTTTTAATAGATCAGAAGGTGTTAAAATAGATTATGTTGATCCAGCTTGTTTAGTTTATTCTTATACAGATGATCCTAATTTTGAAGATATATATTATGTAGGTGAAGTAAAGTCTTTAAGTATACCTGAGCTTAAAAAACAGTTTCCATATTTAACACCTGGTGATGTGGAAGAAATACAAAAATATCCTGGTAATCAAAACTATACTAGAAACTGGAACGGAAGATATGATGACCAAACTGTTCAGGTTTTATTTTTTGAATATAAAACTTATACAAATCAAGTATTTAAAATAAAAGAAACACCTCAAGGTTTAGAAAAAGCTCTTGAAAAACAAGATACTTTTGTAGATGCGCCTGAGGGTGAAAACTTTAAAAAAGCATATAGATCAATAGAAGTATTATACAGCGGTGCTAAAATACTAGGTTTTGAGAAAATGTTACAGTGGGGTGAAGCTGTTAATGTTACAAGACCTGAGTCAGATACTTGCAAGGTTAAAATGAATTATAACATATGCGCTCCTAGAATGTACAAAGGTCGTATAGATTCTTTAGTAAATAGAATAACTACGTTTGCTGATATGATTCAAATAACACATTTGAAATTACAGCAAGTTATGTCTAGAGTAGTTCCAGATGGTGTATATGTAGATATGGATGGGTTAACAGAAGTTGACTTAGGTAATGGAACTAATTACAATCCAGCCGAAGCTTTAAATATGTATTTCCAAACCGGTAGTATAGTAGGTAGATCTTTTACTCAAGATGGTACTGGTAATCCCGGTAAAGTACCTATACAAGAAATAGCTACTAGTAATGGCATGAGTAAAATACAAAGTCTAATACAGACTTATCAGTATTACTTACAAATGATAAGAGATGTAACCGGACTAAATGAAGCTAAAGACGGAAGTAGCCCTGATAAATACGCTTTAGTAGGTTTACAAAAACTAGCAGCGGCTAATAGCAATACAGCTACTAGACACGTGCTTCAAGCTAGTTTATATTTAACGCTTAGAACTTGTGAAAATATTTCATTAAGAATAGCAGATGCTTTACAATTTCCTACTACTTATTCTTCTTTGGTTAATAGTTTATCTAATTATAATACTAAAACATTGCAAGAGTTAAGTAAAATAAACATGCACGACTTTGGTATATTTTTACAACTAGAGCCAGACGAAGAAGAAAAACAATTGTTAGAACAGAATATACAAATGGCTATAAAGTCTAATCAAATATATTTAGAAAACGCAATTGAAATAAGAGAGATTAAAAATCTTAAGCTTGCAAATAGGATGTTAAAAAAGTTTAGAGAAAATAAACAACAACTAGAGCAAGCAGCCCAACAACAAAATATAAAAGCTCAATCAGAAGCTCAATCTCAAGCCGCAGAAAAAACAGCATTAGCAGAAACTCAAAAGCAACAAGTTTTAACAGAACAGAAAATGCAATTAGAAAAAGCTAAGTCTGAGTTTGAAATAAGGCGAATGGAAATGGAAGCGCAAATAAAAAAGCAGTTAATGGAGCAAGAGTTTCAATACAACATGGATTTAGCTAAAGCACAAGTTGAAGCTAAAAAATCTAATGAAGTTTTTAAAGAAGATAGAAAAGACGAAAGAACAAAATTGCAAGCAACTCAACAATCCGAGTTGATTAGCCAAAGACAAAATAAATCTTTACCTACAAATTTTGAATCCGCAGGTAATGATAATTTAGATGGATTCGGTTTAGAGCAGTTTATGCCTAAATAATTATTAACTATTATATTATATTATGTCAGAAGAAGTAAAGACTGAAGGGACTTTTAAAATAAAGAAAAAACCCGGAAGACCCAAAAAGTTAAATAAAAATGACGAAGTTGTCAAATTAGATTTAACTAAAAAAGAAGAACAAGCAGAAGAAACAACAATAGAAGAAACAGTTGAGCAAGCAGAAGAAACAGTTGAGCAAGTAGAAGAAACTCCAGCTGTCGAAACAAAAGAAGAAGTAGTAGAAGATTCTCCTATTGTTGAGCTTAATAAGCAAGAAGAAGAAACTAAAGAGATTAAGCCCTTAGTAGATCAACCTAAAATTCCAGATAACTTAGAAAAGTTAGTTGACTTTATGAGAGAAACTGGAGGAACTATAGAAGACTACGTCAGACTAAACGCTGATTATTCTAATGTTAGTGAAGATATTTTATTAAGGGAATATTATTCCAAAACTAAACCCCACTTAGATAAAGAAGAAATAGACTTTCTATTAGAAGATCAATTTTCTTGGGACGAAGATGTGGAAGAAGAAAGAGCTGTACGTAAGAAAAAGCTTGCGTATAAAGAAGAAATTGCAAAAGCCAAAAACTTTCTGGAAAAAATGAAAGATGATTACTATGATGAGATTAAGTTAAAATCTTATGGTAATGATCCTGAAGTAAAGAAAGCTATGGACTTTTTCAATAGATATAACGAGGAACAACAAGTAGCAAATAAAAGACACGAGACGTTTAGTAATAATACTAAGAATTTTTTCAACAATGATTTCAAAGGTTTTGATTTTAACGTTGGTGAAAAAAGATTTAGATATAACATAAACAATAAAGAAAGTGTTGCTAATAGCCAATCAAACTTAAATAATTTTGTAGAGAAGTTCTTTGACAAAAATGGTGAGTTGAAAAACTATAATGAATATCATAAAGCTATTTATGCTGCTGACAATGTTGATACTATAGCTAGTCATTTCTACGAGCAAGGTAAAGCCGACGCAGTTAAAGATATGATGGCAA